AATCAAAGGTCCTTCTTGACCTGTTTGAGCAGCTGAACTATCACCAAAACTATCTGATAGTGTTAATTGATAAGTTGAACTATCATCTTTTGTAACTGTACAAACTTCACCTTGTGTAAAGTTACCACTTCTACTTTCAATGTGTAGATAATCTAATGATATGTTAACTCTTGAAACTGTAGCAGTAGCACCTGAAGTCACACCTACTATAGTAGCAGCTGTTGGTGTACCAGATGTTGTTACTGTATCTGCAACATCACTTTCTGTAGCAGCACCAATAAATCCAGCAGTTGCATATTTTAACATCTCTCCACGAGCTGCAACTGTAACTGCAGCTTCTGAAGCTAATGTTCCGTCTGCCTCTGCACCATATTCACCGTAACCAGATGAACAGTTTAAACCTCTAATAAATCCACCCGACTGAGCGTAGAATGATTTATCGCAATAATAAGTAAAGACAGACACCATCTCACCACGACCACCACCTAATGCATGAACACCACGACCATCAGAGTTAATTTGTGTATAGTCATTACATAGAATTGATTTGTTACCCGATTGATGAATTAATCCGTCAATTTGAACACCTGTTGCACCAGCATTTACAGATGAACAGTTTTGAACATAAGGCGAAGCAGTTGTAATTGAACCACTAGGGTCTAGTGATACAACGGCAGCTTTTCCGGTTGCACCGGCACCTGGTGTTCCTGTTAACCCTTTCATTGTCATTTGGACAATGTTTGTTTGGTTATTACATAAGAACATATTTGAAGCGTCATTATTTTCTAATGATGTAACTGTACATACTAAATCACCACCAGTTGGATTTCCTATTGTACCTGCTGGTATTGTAATTGTATCATTTACAACAAATCCTGTACCACCATGATATAGTGTAACTGTAGGCGCACTTGAACCGTCTTGAACAACATTTACAATAAATGAACTTGCGATACCATTTGTTGATGATGTTGTTGTACCGTGAGCATAGTTATATGTTCCAGCAGTACCGGCCGTTCCGCCTGATATTGAAAATGTTTTTACTTGATGTCCTGTACTTGTAGCAGGTCTAACTTCAGTACCTCTTAAACTTTCACCTTGAACTGTAACTCCAGCTGGAACTCTTAAAGGTAATGTTTCTCTGTAAACTCCGTTTTTAACATAAACAACATCACCGATTGAAGCAGACACAACTGTGATAGTAATATTTGACATACCACCACCTTGAACTGTACTTCCGTCTGGAGCAATGTTACCAAAAGTAACGACATCACCAGCTGCATGTCCTGTACCACCGTCTGTTATGACAACTGTAGGTGTTGATGAACCATCTAATATCACTCTAATTGTTGCACCTGTACCTGAACCGTCTGTAGCAGTTTGAGATAAGTCATAAGTTGCCGGAGTACCACCTGTACCACCTGTAATTGTATTGAAATCTGTAATATCGCCTGAAGTTGCTTGACCTAATGCGTGATAAAGTGTTTTGAAAGGTAAGTATTGAGTACCTGGATTTGAATCTGAACCAGAGTTAGCAACATAATAAACATTTTTACCTTCAGCATTTGACCATTGAGGGTCGGTACCATCTGTAGTTAAAACTGAACCTGAAACACCAATCGGCAATCTAGTTGATTGTGTGGCGTCCTGAATAATCATGTCACCTCTATTGGTTAATACAGCACCTGTATCACCTTGAGCTAACAATTGCCAAACTGTACCATCCGAACCTGGCGTTACATTTGTTTGTAAGTCTTTTAACATTATGTAACTTGAAGAAACATATCTAACAACTTCACCAATAAAATATTGTTGTGTAGAATCGTATGTTCCTTGGTTTTTAAAACCTTCTAAAAGTAAATCCCAATTAGTTGAGTTTACTAGATAATCGCCACTTTGTAAAGTTACAGGTCTTTGGTTTTGATTATTAGTTTTAGCTACATAAACATTACCACCATAGTTTACAACTTCACCAGTTTTGTATGGGTTACCGTATGTGAAACCACCCACATTTGAATATCCTGTTGAGAACACATCCCAATAAGAATTATCAGTAGGAGTTTGACCTGAAGCTTCTTCATCATTTACATAAATGTATGAATAACCACCATAAGTTACAATGTCGCCTTTTGAGTAAACTGTAGAAGCGTTGTAACTGTCTTCAAATTCTTGTCCTTGAAGGTAAACTGAAACAACTGATTGGTCAAAACCATCTGTTGATGAGGCTGATGTGTGAGCTGTATCTACTTTATATAAGTATGCACCAAATTTAAATACATCATTTACTTTGTAATATGTGTCAACTGTCCATTCACCTTTATAATCAGTAGTATCAATATATAATTCAAAGTTTGAACCATTGAGAATTGCAACACCACCAACAACAGAAGCTGAAGTGTGACCAGTTGTACATCTATATTGTCTTGCGCCATACTTAACTAGGTCATTAAGTTTGTACCAAGTATCGGCCGCATATGTGCCTTTAAAATATAATGATTCTGCTTGTAAAGACCAATAAGCAGTATATGTTCCTGGACTTGTATAAAAACTTGTTTCTGCTGAAGGAGATGTGTGATTTTGAATACAGACATATGTATTACCACCGTACTTAATGACATCATCAATTAAGTAAGCAGTATCGACAGCCCAATCGCCTCTCCATTTAAATTTAATTCTACCTAGTTTAAAATCTGCCATGTTTTACCTTTTAATATTACTATTTATACAAGTTATACAGCTGATTGCCAAGATGTTGTCGCTACAGGATATGTAGAACCCTCTGCCGTGGCGAAATCATCCGTTGTTAAAGCTGTTGTTCCTCTACTTTTGTTTTCCCTTTTTACAAAGTAACCATTATCGTCAATATAATATGTTGCGTCACCATCTTCAAATACATATTGATGATATTTGTCACTTGTATTGTTTTTATATTCTTTATTTACATAACCTACTGCGACTTGTGAACCATTAAAAGGAGCTACTTTAAAAGTAACCACACTTGACGCATAAGTCCAAACTTCGTCTATGGGTTGTTTTACACCATTTAGAAATACAGCAATTCTTGTACCATCTAAAACTGGTGTTGTTAATGTAAATGCTACAGTAGAATTATCTCCTGTAAAATATTGTGTACCAGATTGTAATTTTGTTATTTCATCCGTGTAATCTACTTTAGATGGCAACTGTCTGTTACCATTTTTATCAGTAGGAGAACCACCATCAAAGTCAATACTATCTGTACTATCTTTATCAACTTTTGTATAGTATAAAAGTCCTTCAGTTGTTCTTCTAAGAGCGTGAAAACCCTCTTTATTTTGTTGACTTTCTGGAACTACATATCCTAAAGTTGCCATTAACTAATCTCCAATATACTTGCATATGCTTCCACATCTACAGACGAACTATCTGGATTTGGGTCGGCATATATTCTTAATATATCTGAACTTTCAATGTTAATAGGTTTATCTAAAACAAGAGTGTTGTTTGCTGGGACTTCTAAACTTCTACCTACATGTCTAAATGTAGAACCACCATCTATTGTAACTTTAACATTTACTTTAGCTGAATTTGTTGCACTTAGATTTGAAATATAGATAGCATGAATAACGGCAGTTACACTACCACCAGCAGTGTACATATTACCTGTTGCGTCATCTAAAACACCAACATCAAGTCCTGCATTTTTAAAACTACTCGCCATTTATTATCCCCCGAATACTATAGCATACGCTAATGCGTCACCATCCATAGCAACTGTACCTGATTGATTAGGTAATGTTATTGTTCTATCAGCAGTTGGTTCTGCAACTGTTAAAAAAGTTTCGTATGAGTTTGCTAAATTACCTTCAAATACTAATTGAGCACCTTGGTCTAAAACTAAATTAGTTATAGTAGTAGCACCATTTGTCATCACATCTTGTAATGTTACTGAACCAGCACCACCAACTTCTTTTACAGCATTAGCACTTGTCTTGGTATAAAACTTACCGTCTGTAACATTGAGTGCTAATTCACCGACTTCTAAAGAGCCGGCTGATGGTACGGCTAATGCCGTTTCACTTCTTTTTGGTTTTATTACCGTTGACATTATTTATTGTGTTTTCTAATCTGTTTGATAAGTTTATCTTTAGTAAGTCTTTTGTCTAACTCTATGCCTAGTTTTCTACCTAGTTTTTCTAACTCTGATTTTGTTTGTGTCTTTAAATGTTTTAAATCTGTTTTTACTTCGTTTTTTAAAACCAATGGTTTTTTAAAACCTGGCATACCTGTAATCCAAAAATCAATAATTCTATTCCATAATTTTTTCATTAGAATGAACCTCCGTCAATTGTAGTAATAGCCACATCACCTGATGTAACTGTAAAATTAGAATTTGTGAATGAAGCAACACCAATATTTGATGTACTTGCTAATTCACCAGCAATCGTAAGTGTTTGTCCTGAAGCAACTGTATTTATTCCTTCGCCAGCTAAGAACTCCATAGGAGTACCGATTGTAGTATTACCTTGTGTAGAACTTTCATCTGTAAAGACAAAGTTTTCTATTTTTGCACCGTCAATACTACCTGCCAACATGGCGTTAGTAATACCTAATGCTTTAACTCTTAATGCGTCTGCGTTTACTTCAATTGAAGAGTCATCTACTTCTACATCTAACTGATTACCAGTTTTTGACATAGCAGCGCCGGCATTAATTTGACCTGCACCCGAAAATTGTGTTACATCTAATGCTGTTGTACCAAAAGTAGGAACGCCTGTATGTGTGAATACATAACCATTATCTCCGTTAGCAGTACCTTCTTCTACGAATACAAATGAACCACCTGATAATTCAGCAGGTTGGTCTTCAGGTGTTGCTCTTGTTAAAATCCAATTTGATGAACCTGAACCTATATTTGTTACAACATAGATACCGTTTTGAGCGGCTGTTGATTGGTCTTTAACTAAAATTCTATCATCTGCTACCATAGTTACACCATCAATTGATAATGCAGCTTGTGTACTAGAGTTTGTTAATGTTGCACCAACACCAGCAGTACCATTTGAATAAGTCGCCGTTAAGTTTGCTGTTGTAGCAACTCTTGTTGACGGTTTAGCGTCAAGACCTTGTGCAACTTGGTCAACATAAGCTTTGTTTGCTAATGAGTTAGTTGTAAATCCTGCTCTGTCTTCATAACCACTTGGTACTGTAACTGTTCCTGTTCCATGAGGAGAGAAAACAATGTCTGTATTACCAGCAGTTGTTGAAAGAGTTGAACCATTAATTGTAATACTATCTACTACTAATGATGTTAAACCTGCAATGTCTGTTGTAGTTGCACCTAATGTTAATGTAGATGAACCTAATGTAGTTGTAGGATTTGCTAAGTTAGCATTTGATATGCCTGCACTACCTGATAAGTTAGCGTTTGTTAATGCTGTTGCTGTAACTGTTACTGTATTGTCTGTTACAGTCTGAACTAAACCACCTGTACCTGCAAAGGTAAGTGTTTCAGCAGTATTGTAAGTATCTGTTCCTGTGTCACCTGCTAAATCAATAAACTGATTTACAGTTGCGAAATCTAAATTACCTGAACCGTCTGTTTTTAAAAATTGACCTGCTGTACCATCACCGTCAGGTAAAACAAATGTTTGTGAAGCTGTAACGGCATTCGGAGCTTTCAAACCTATAAAGTTTGTGCCGTTATTTGTTCCTTCATTGAATTTTACTGTACCACCTACTGTAGCACTATTACCAATAATTACTTGGTCAATGGCTAAGTTTGAGTCTGCTGTAAGTGCTGAACTTCCTGTTAGAGTACCAGCAACATGGTCTAACATGTCAGTAAAATACTGACCGCCAATTACTGTTACATTATTTGCGTCACCATTACCGTCAACGCCTCCCTCACCAATGAATAGTCTATCACCACTATTGGCTTGTGTACCTGTTCCATATGTATAAGCTACTTCACCAAGTTTCAGCGTGCTCGGGGCTGTTGCCGCTGAACTTCTTTTTATCTGAATTACTGTTGCCATCTAAAACTCCTAAAATGCTCCTGCGTTTATGGTCAAAGTTCCTGTTGTAGTTACTATTTCATTTGTAGTTACAAACTTTGCGTCACTTGACCTATATTGTAATATTGCACCATCATTTAAGGTAGTTGTATCAACATCGCCTAACAACTTCAATTGTAGAGAATTATTTGCTGCCGCCTGAGCAGATGGCAAGGACACCGAAACTTGTTGTGGTCCTTGTGATGTATTTACATTTATCTTAGCTGTAATATCAGGCATTATTTCTCTCCGTATGTATATTTATAACAAAAAAGAGTTGAATTAGATAGATACTTGTGGTCTAACTGTAATAATACCTTCAATAACTCTTGTAACATTACCACTAGAGGTCTGTGTAATCTCTAAATCGTACACATATCTCTCTGCGTCCAGGTTTGCTGAAACTGTAGATGTTAATGATAGTGTGACAACACCAGTTGTGGCGTCAGCGGCT